AAGATCAGCAATATCAAAAGTTGTTGCACTCGATAAATCAACTTCATTTTTATTAAGTGCTGCAAGTACATTATCATTATATACACCGGATTGTGTTTGTAATGTATTACGTGCCGGTGTCCCATTTACGTCCACAAGAAGAGAATAAGAATTTGAATAACTTAAACTTCCACCAACAGCATTTGTAAAATCTGCAGAGGTTGTTCCTGATATTGGAAGTGCAGGAGCAGTTCCCCTTTGCTGTGCCGTTAGTGCTGAAGTGAAATAATCTTTTTCCCAAGCACGGGAAAGTATAGTCTCATTTGTAAGTGCCACTTCAGTAACTAAAGTTTCGTCCCTGTAGAACTCATTATAGACAAGATTATAAGCACGACGGGGGAAATCGATAGGATAAGCACCATCAGGATCAATTCCAGTAGGAAATCCCATGTAATCCCATAGGGAGCCCTCAGCTGTATCTGTTGGTTCCCATGTTGGTATCGTAGGAAGTTCATCGCCATCTATGCCTCCACTAATAAACGTTTCCCAATTATCGGGCGTTGCATTGTCCCAAAGTAATCTATAAGGAACAAAGAAATAATGCACATACATGTTTATCTCATGCAACACGGGGGCTACAAGAGGCTGGAATCTAATCACTGCCTCGTTGCCCATTTCAAAGAAGTCACCGGGCACAACTTCGTCACACATGACAGGAATTAATTGGGCCATGTCACAGGTGAATTTTTTTTCGTAGGACAGATTGAACAATGTCCTACCAGGAACAAGTCCTCCAGTTCGCTGGAAAATTTTTCTACTCATGAGAAACCTCAACAAGTGCAAGCTTTTTATCTGCAGAATACTTTACAATAACGTCGATTTTACGAATAGGGTCATAAGGAACTAAAACAAAAGATATATCACCATTTACCCTTTCACCAACTGCATATAATTCATAATCATGAGCCATGTCAGGCTTTACAAGTCCTGCATAAGCTCGGGAAGCTACCATGTCATTTTTCGCTTCATAAATCGGGCCGAATTCGTCCGCTACTTTGTCGTAAATGCTGTATAGTATCATTTAGATACCTCCTATTTTTTTATTTAATCCATTATAACACGATTGTCAAGCCAGACAAGTGTTAAGTACACGGATTATGCTAACGCGGGCAACCTGCCCTTGTTCACCTTGCATAACTGCGTTATGTAAGGTCTAAAACTTTCGTTTAGTCAAATTAAGTTTAGCTTGTAAATTTTTGTCAGCCTGTGCTTTTCGGTTATTGTTCTTTTCAATGAAACATAAATTATCATTCAAATCACCATAACTATAAAGCTCATTGCTGTCCAAATACAATCCAACTAATTTTGATACTTTTTCCCGATCCAAGTCTAAAGCTTTTTCCTTGATTAAATCGGGATCAATTCCCAGGACTTTTACGTAATACCGGGGTATCGATACTTTACGTCCCTGGTAATTTATTTCGAGATCTTCGGTTATTCGTTTACTTTCATCTAAAGCAAACTGTTTACCTAATCCAAGACTCGATATTCTGAACACGGGCTCTCTGCCTCGTTGTTCATATTGTTCTACTGCCATATTGCCAGAGAACTTTTTGTTTACATAACCGGCCGTGTAATTGATTGATTCTGGGGATACATAGCCAAAGGCACCGTTATATATTTCTTCGTTGTCCCAATCGCACTTGTTCCAAGAGTCTATTACATATTGACGATCCGCCGGTTTAAGGCCAAGGCCAAATACTATTGCATGATAGTGTGGACGTTCTTTTTCGTCTCCGTATTCACCACAAGCAAAGTATTTAATTTTTTTTTCGGATGGAAGGGCTTTGCGTAATCTTTTAAAGAATAATTGTAGATCACGTTTTATTAGACTGTCATTTTCTGGTAATGACTTCTCATTGTAAGTGAGTGTTAAAAAGACTGAATCTTCATGGTATGCCAGTTCATGATATAATCTCATTGCCCATTCACTCCTTTGTTTTTTTCTACAGTGTAAACACTTTCCACATGGTACTTCTAGTCCATCTGGATAAATCTTAGTTCCAACTTTAAATAGTGTAATTGGTTTAGTACACTGCATATCATAATCTTATGCCTCCACGAGATGAGCCATAACTGCGAAGCCTGGTGCTTTTACGGTGTGACCTGGACCTCATAGATCTTTTACCGTAATTTCGTTTTTTGTATCTCATATAGATACCTCCTTTTTTATTGAAAACCAAAGCGAAACTGTTTTAATAATTTTTTAGATTCTTCTTTGGCTTTTGCTCGATCTTCGGGTGTTATATGATAAATTTTACCAGATTTATCACCAGGTACTTTGAATGTTGGCGGATTGAGTTTATCATTAATTTCTTGTTTTACTTGGTCTGCTATTTTGCCTTGAGACAGTTGAAATAAATCTCTTATGGTTTTTGACAAACCCGATGCATTTGAAGCTGTACCAGCTTGAATATACTTGGATAAATCCCAAGATTTTGTAGCGGTTGTAATATCATTTAAATCTTTTTGAGATTGAAGAACTTGAATTTGTTTATCCTTTACAGCAAAATCTTTTTGCATGGTAAGTAAGTTTTGTAATCCTTGAATTACTTGAGTATCGATTTCAGGTTGTTTTACCTGGACAACTGGGCCAGCGTTTGCACCTTGACCTGCAGCGAGTACAGGAGAAAGGCCAGCTGCTTTAAGGTCTGCTACTCGGCGAGCAATCGATGTGTCCTCTCGATTAAATAGTCGATTCTGTAAGTTTTTTTGATAATTATAGTTCATAAATCCAAGTGTTGTATTAGCAGCACCAGAAACTCCTGACGCTATTAGACTGCCTATTACTACATCATCTATTCCGAACATAGTGTTTTTATCCTCCTTTGTCGGTTAGGATCGCATGGATCCTTTTTGTATGTGACATCTTATCGGTGTCACCGGGCTATATTATATCAAGAGAGACAATATAGCCCAGTTCAAAACCGGGATATTTCTACCCGTTTTTACTGTCAGAAGCCACTTCCTGTGTCTTCTGAGCAGTTTGGGAGGCTTTTAAAGCCTCCTCCTGAACAAGTTGGTCATGCTTGGATTTTGCCAATCTTTCCTGATTGATTAGGCCATCCTGAAATGCGTCGGCCATATCATAATTCTTGTTCCTGGTTGGATCACTGAAGGATAGATCAAATTGATCACCTTCAAAATCGAACATTTCTCTCCTGGATTGTACAAGTCGTTGTCCAGCAAACATTATGTTCTCGATTCTTTTTTGTGCCGGCATGTATCCAGCACGATCGACGGATGTTTTTCCGTCATTGTCTTCAGGAGCTTGACGCTTCCTATTATACTGTGTTGCAAATTCCATTTTATCACCTCCTAGTGATGGTCTATTAGACCGGGTTCAGCTGATAAAGGAACCGGTCTAAATGCTTTAATAATATTACCAAAACTGACAATAAGGCCAGGTTCAGTAGGTACAGCAAATATATCTTTACGAGGATCACAAGTAATAAATGTTGCATTGAGTGCTGGTGGTAATGCAGGATTAAACTGCCTGCCAAGATGCCAATAATCGTACGTTGTACGCATCTCACCGCATATTTGATTTTGTTTTGTACGAAGTTCATCATATCTTCCCTGGTATCCGAATATACCTGTGTTATGAGCAGATACACCTGATGCACAAATCTCAGCGTTAGTAATTGCCTGTTCACTGAGGTTTGCAAATTCAGGAAAATAGAAATCATACTTAGTAGCTTTTAACCACTGTTTGTTGATACCTTGAGAATAAGCAGAACGAGGCATAACAGACATTATGCCAATAATAAGGCCAAATTCTTTTGCGTGATATTTTCCACAATATGCCTGACTAATAGTTAAGCCATGTCCGGCCAGGTTACCCTGGGGAGATGTCACGTCTGTTGAAGATGTTTGTAGTACTTCACTGATGATTACAGGCGACTTAGAACCGCCAATGTATTCAGGACGCTGTAAACGATCATCATTTGGAGATACACCGAAATGAGCTTTAAGAAACTCTGTATATCTTACACCAGCTCTAGCATTACGTTCCATCCATTTCTGAATTTGGAATGCAAGACGAAGATCAGCAATATCAAAAGTTGTTGCACTCGATAAATCAACTTCATTTTTATTAAGTGCTGCAAGTACATTATCATTATATACACCGGATTGTGTTTGTAATGTATTACGTGCCGGTGTCC